TGGTCTTTGAGCGCGATCTTCACAACGTCTTGCTGACGCTTGATGTCCTCGATCTCAGACTCGTACTGAGCGGTTAACTCTTGTACGCGTGACTGCATCCTGCGGTACACCTTCGCCAACTTGTCCATGGGGACAGTGACGTCTGTCGGTGCTTCCTGAGGAGCAGGTTCCTCATCATCTATGTTTAACATTTACTTCTCCTTGAATTATTTTATTGTCAATGGTTTGACAGCATAGCACGACTGAATTGATTTGCAACTCCTTTCTTTAAATATTTTTTACTTCGCTGTCGAACATGCCGACAAGCATTGCGTGATCGGAAACTTTTGTATTCATTGCCTTAAATAATTTCTTTTCAATGGGGCTTGACTCAATGTGTACCACAGTAACTTTGTCCGAGTCTTGACCTTTGCGGTCGGCTCGTGCTATGCACTGCGTATACATCTCCACTGACATGAGTGGGCCAAAGAACACAACTGTGTCAGCGGCAGTTAGGGTAATCCCGTGTGCTGTCGCTTGTGGTTGCAAAACCAGTACGCGGATGTTGTCGGTAGTTTGAAAGTCGTTGATGATCTGACCACGCTTGGTTGCTGACACGTCGCCATGAATCTGGTCAACGGCATAGCCATGCTTGGTAAGATGCTTGACGATGGTGTCAATGCTTGAGCGGAACAGAGCAAAGATGATTACCTTGCGGCTTGTCTCTTCCAATACCTCCTCCAGTACACCAAGGCGGGGGGCGGCATCGAACTCCACAACTTCCTTCTCGTCTGTGTACGCGGCACCACAACTAATTTGCAATAGCTTGTTTACAGCAACGCCTGCATTGACTGCGCTGATTGTTTCTCCGGCAGCTTGGAAAAGCATCTGCTCTTTGAGTAGCTTGTAGTACTTGGCTTGCTGTGGTGTCATCGGCACTTCGCGTGTGACTGTGATGACTGGCGGTAAGTCAAGGCACTGGTCTTTGGTGAAACGTATTGCGGGTTGAAGCGCTTCGTACACAAGTTCTTTAGCGTTAGCCTTTGGAGCCCACTTGAACATGCTGATCTTGTTCATCACCTTGTCGCGCCATGATGTCTGGAACTTAGGTACACCGCTTGGGTTAACAAACTTAGCCAAGCCATACGCATCCACAGGCGACTGCGATGCGGGCGTACCAGTCATCATCCACAAGTACGTCTCTGGCTTGATGATTGATGCAAGTGTTTTCCATCTGCGAGTGGACGGGTTCTTGTATGCGTTGGCTTCATCGACAATCACTAAGTCAAACCTACCATCAGCGTTGATCTCAGATGCGATCAAGTTAAGGCCATCATAGTTGGCAATCACAATCTCGTAGTCTTGCTGAATCATTTCAATACGTCGACTAGCTTGAGCATGGTGCGCGACGATGGCAGAGCGATGAATAACACTGCGATTGATGTCACCCATCCACGCACTGTGCATGATGGACAAGGGACAGAGAATTAACACACGACGAACTTCACCACGCTTCATCAAGAAGTCAGCCGCCCATAGCGCAGACAAAGTCTTGCCAGTTCCGGGGTCGTTAAAACAGAATGATCTGCGGTGTAATGTTAGGAAAGCCGCTGTCTCTATTTGGTGAGCCATTGGTATAAACTTTCCCGGCCAGTCGTAGCGCCTAGTGATAGGCGATGGCACATCCTTCACACCGAGGTTGCGTAGCACGCGTGCTTCATCTAAACCCCAGTAAACAGCTACTTCAAAGATACCATTAGTCTCAGACAGCACCTTATGCTTTGGAATGATCGCGTACTTGTTTGGGTTGCGCGTGCGCAGTACGAGCGCTTTGTCGTCAACGATTTGCATTACGCATCTTCCTTCAGCCTAGCCCACGGCGTATTGCCTGTGTGATGGTTTAGCTCTTCCATCTTTTTGTTTGTGTGCAGTCGTGCTGACGCATCAGACCAAAAGTCATCTTCTATCTCCGACACATCTACCCACGTATCGCCATAACGTGCACGCCACAAGTTGACTAACTCTGATAAAGGTATCGAGTACACAGGGTCATTGTTAGGATTGAACACACCCATCAGGACGTCATTCATTTCATCTAGCGCTTCTATCAGTTCATTTTTTACTCGTCCCATTTGCTTCTCCTTGATTTATTTTGGATTACGACACACATACTTAGAGCGATCGGTTAGGAAGTGAACCTCAAGTTCGCCTTCTCTTCTCATTCTGTCGTACGCATCTTTGTAGAATGGGTCTTCTGTTACTTCCACCAGATCAACCCAGTCATGTCCCCAACGCGCTACCCAGAGATCGATAAGTCTTGCAGTAGGTATGTCACTTAATAGAGTGGTCTGACTTTCGCGCATACGAACGGTTTGCGCTCGCGTCTTTGACTCGGAGATTCGAACGTACGGTTTTTCCCCCTTTGGATAGGGCTCTTTTGTGGTCGACATCTTTTCCATCTCCTTTATGTACAAGTCCTTCCTTCTCCATGATTGCTCGTGCTTTGTTTCGTGCGGCACGTTTCTTCTTGACCATCGGTGTGCCGTCATACTGTTCGTACTCTTTTGCGTACGGGCGGGGTTTGTTTACGTAAGGCATAGGTTTCCTTTCAGTGTTTCTTGTTGAACTCGCAAGTCTTTACTGGGCACCAACCGCATAGCGGTGTTTGGTTTGGGTTCCACACGTCGTTGGCAAAGCTAGCTTCTAGCCGCGCCGTACGCTCACGATAGTCCCACCAGTGTTTGTCGGCGTCATCTCGTGCCATCGACATCTTGACCATATCATTTTTTACAATGAACAGCAATGCTGAGTTGACCTTGCGTATGTGTGGGAAGTGGGCAAACACCATGAGCGACATGAGAACTAACTGATCTCTATCTGGATACTTGTTGTTGCCAGTTTTCCAGTCACCCACCCACGCCGTAAGGTTGTCGTCATCAACGACAAGGATGTCAGCAATGCCGCGCACCCACACGTCTTTGTCTTTCCAACCTGTCGGCTTGAGGTCGACAGTCAGCGCCATCTCATACTCAGCGAGTTTGCGCCCATTCTTCTTCAGCATGGCGTCCACCACAGGTTGAAACTGTGAGTACTCAGCGGGTATTGGTTTGCCCTCTGCGATGTAGTCCTCAATAGCCTTGTGTACCTGATTGCCGTAGCGTGTTGCCTCAGTCTCAGTGAACGGGTAGTTCTTCAAGACCTTGACCTCTTGGTAACGGCGTTGGCATCCCTCAAAATCTTTGAGGGCTGAGTGTGACCATGCGGGTTGTTTCATAGTTGGGCTGAGTTGATTGCAGAAGAAAGGCGCTTGGCAAAAGCATTAACAAACTTCTCGTCACTACATAGCTCGTGCTTCATGTCGTGTAGTACAGCGTGAGTCATCTCATGCCAGAACGAGTCGGCCAGTTCTGCTTTGTCTAACTTGTTGCCGTAAGCATCTCTCTTGGCAAGCCAGATGATGCCGTGTGTGTAGTCGATTGTGCCCAACGTATCTTGTCGCTTGGCTTTATTGACCATGATTGTGGCGTACTCAGTGTTGCCAACTTGTATGCGTTTTGGTATCTGCATTGCTTCTCCTAGCTTTTTGCTAATCCATATCTCCGGTGAGCGCCACCGTCAGCGGACAATGGTATGCCTTGCATATAGCTTGGCTCCATAGTCATTTGCGCCAAGACCCAAGTCTTAGCGTCAACCACTTCATCGTCAGGTACAACAGCAATCAACTCATCATGCACTGTGCCTGCGATCGGGTATTTCTTTGCTACCCTCAACATACCATCCGTCATAACAATACGCGCCAATGCCTGCGTAATGTTGTTCGTTATCTTCCCTGCATACAACTTGGTAGCGTGTGGCCCATAGACTGCTTGGCTCCTACCTTTGTCGTCCTTCACATAGCGAAGATCAGGGTACAACAACTTCATTCCGTTTGGTAATTCTATCTCACCTTTGCGGAACGTAATACATTTATACACCAGTTCTTCACCCTTTACAAGCGCTCTGTGTAAAGCTGTTTCACAGAGACTCCAGAACGCTACAACAGGGTACGCAGTGTTCCTATACGTATCTATGATAGCTTTGGACGCAATCACATGGTTCAGCAGATCTTCAGTCGAACAGGTGTGCGGTATGTCAATCAGCTTTGTATCAATGTCGTTCAACTTCACAAACGCTTGCGCATACTCAGAGTCAACGCCTAACTGCTTCGCAAAATCCCGCGAGTACCTGACCGGTGGTGCACCGAGGAAACCGACGAGTAGTTGAGAGGCAAACGAAGCCCAACCGAGGCCGTAACCGCACCCAAGTAACGCAGACTTTGCAGATTGGCGTAGGTCGGGATGAGACTCTTTGGTGAGGTTCGGGATGTTGAACATCTGAGCCCCGAAAGCCGCGTAAGGGTCACCACCTCCCTTGAAGATGTCGAGCATATCTTGGTAATCCGAAAGCCATGCGAGAACTCGCGGTTCAATCTGAGATAAGTCCCCAACGACCAGTTGGTAGCCCTCGGGAGCCATAATCGCTTTGCGTAGGAATGAACCTCGCTTGAGGTTTTGCATGTTGATGGCCGAGCCTTTGGCCGCTGTCCACCTACCCGTCTGCGCCCCGTAGTACGAGAGCGGAACTGGAAGCGTGCCGCGTTTGCCGATGTCAAGGAATCTTTGGGCACGCGTTCGCTCAGTGGTTGATTTAACCTTAAGACGCGCTTGACAAAGTAGGGCAACGTCTTCACGTTCACTGTTAAGCAACGTCTGAAATAGGGCATCATTTTTAGCGAGGGCAAGTGTTGTCTTGCCTGTCGTCTTGCTTGTCTTGGTAGGCGGAACCACACCGAGTTTTGTAAGTAGCTCAGCAAACTTTGGGTTCGATGCCAACTCAGCATCCTCCACGCCGAGCCTCTGTAATAGTTGTTCACGAGCAGTTCCTTCCTCGGCTAGTGCCTTGATTAACATTTGTTGGTCTAATTGCAACAGCGGACGCGTGTACATCTTGAGCGTCATGTCGATGAGCCGTAGCTCTTTCGCAGGGTAGCCTTTAACAAGTCGTTTGAATATCTCCTCGCACAGAAATACATCATGGGCGCAGTAGTCGGCAAGCTCTTTTTCAATTTCCGGCGTGAGTACTGATAGTCCGTTAGTGGAGTAAACAGCATTGCCTTTTGGGGGGAGGGAATAATCGGAGGCCAGTTTTGCAAGGGAGTTGCCGACTTCAACTCCTCGAAGCGCTCGTCCCATTGATAACGTATCAAAGATGAAACATGGTCGGGCGTTATATCTCCACTCCATAATTGATACATCGAACTGTGCGTTGTGGGCAAGCACTGCGGTTCGTCCCCAGTCAATCCCATCAAAGTACTGACGTAACTCCGTATCTCCAAACCATCTAATTGGTTCATCGCTTCCGTATACATGGACGCAAGCTCCGAACGCTCTAAATTTATCATGGCGTATGTACTCCTCGGTTGTCATTTTAGAGAGCGTGTACTCTTTGCTGTCCCAGTACGTCTCAAAGTCGATGGTTATTATTTTGTCGTATGGTTTGCTCAATTAAAACTCTCCTTGGGTGGTGCGTCTAGGACGTTTAGAAAGCCGAAAAAATCGTTTGCCGCCAACATAAGTTGCGACGCCTCCATCTCATTACAATTTAGGGTAACGACTCCTGCAAACGCATCCTCTGCGCGACCGATGATGACAACGCCTTGCGCTTGCCCTTCTCCATAACACATCACCAACTTGTATATCAGTAGCTTGAAGTGCGCCTGCTCTTCGTCTGACATCTTGTTAATTCGTTGCTCTAACTCTTCTTGTGACATTGCTTCGCTCATGATTTTTTCTTCTCATGCATTTCGTAGAGCGTGGTGATGTACGCGATTAACTTATCGCGGGGGTAGCCCGTCTTGTATGCAAGCGTACACAGGTAGCTTAAAAGTGCAGAGATGCCTATGTTCACCTCTTTATCACCCATCAGTTCCATCAATTCGTCTACTGCGGCTTCCACTTTCTGCTGTTGAGCCCGACGTTCGCGTGTTTCCTCTATGTCTTTGGTCATGATAAGACCTCCTTTAAAGTTTGTATGTTGTCCTCATTGATGACAACGGCTATCCCCCCTGCGCCACGTATGCGGCTTAGATGGGCTTCTTGTAGAGCGGTGGTTTTACCCTTACCCGCTTTTGCTTCGATGCCAACGAACTTGCCGCCAGCACACACGAGAAAGTCAGGTACCCCTGAGTTCCCGTATCCTGTCCCGATGGGCATGGCGTAGTACACGCCCAACTCATCTAGTATCTTACGTATTTGCTTCTTGACTTTTACTTCTGGTGTTGACATGTCAACCTCCTGTTAATTAGGTGAGGGGGTAAAGTAGATTACGCGCCCCCTCGTGTCGCGTTGCGGAATGGCAACAAGAGGTCAATACTCAAAGGACTGGACGCCCCTTGTTGCCGACAAAGTGTGGTCGCATCTACTGGGCTTGCACAAATCATCTTATCGTGAACACGTCAGTCCTTTGAATTTAATTTGGTTCTTCTGCCAGTGTAATTAGGTTTCGGGCAGTTTTCAGGCACGTCAACGACGACCCAGATTGCGGCTAGTGTGTTGCGGTGAGTTGACTTCTCCCACCGATCGACGTACACACCAAACACACCCTCCAATGATTTGTTGACAGAACGAACTTCTATGCCAGTTAGCCTAGATATATCGCTTGACTTCAAACCATCGGGGTGCTGTTTGAGTAACGCACGAATGATATTGTGATTACTCTTCACGCTTCATTTCTCTAACATACTGCGCAAAACTTGCGGCAGTATCACCAAAGGCAATACGCATCCTTTCAAACTCTTGCGCTACTTCTTCTAGCGTGTCGTTGCGCTTAGTCTCAAGTTGTTTTCTAAAGTCAGCGTAGTGGTTGTGCACATCAGCTATGTCTTTGTTAGTCATGCCCATATCAGCCCCCAAACATTTTCTTGAGGTAGTCGTACAACTCTCGCGCTTGTATCACGTTCATGTGTTTAACAACTTCTTCTGGAGGCTTGCCAAACACAATTGTATTCACCACTCGCTTGCTCGTAGCTTCAGGATGTAGCGCGGCAATGCCATCATTCTGTGGCTCACGAGTCTTAGGCGCAGGCTTCGCCTTGACCACAGTCTTTTTGGCATACTTAGCGCTTGCCTTCATGGGTGTGTACTCGTCCACAGTAACGCGATAGCCATGGTTGTTATCTCGCACAGCAAGACCAGCACGTACAAATTGCGCCATGAGAGCCGTGACTGATGACTCTTTGAAGCCATGCTTGGTGAGATCACGACTTGCGGCGGCGGCGGTAGTGCCCGGGTGTAACTTTATATAGTCAAAGGTCACACGAGTTACGTTGTTCTGAATTGCGAATGGGGTTTTTGTCATAAGTTTCTCCTTGAGTTGTTGTCCTGTGGGGGTGGGTTCCCACGCATCGATTGCGCTTTTAAGTGCGGTTTGAATATCAGGCATGACCGTTTCCTTTCTGTTTATATGTCCAAGCGGGGGACTGGACGGGAGTCCAACCACTTGTCGCCAAGCCTACGGATACAGCGTACCCACTGGCGTTGGTAGCTACGAATTGTTTCGGGTGGTGCATCGTATGTAGCAAAGATGCGACGAACGTGTGTTAAGTATTTAATGTTCATGATGTACCTTTCAGAAGTTGAACTTGTCGAGGATGGCGTCTACGTTTCTCTTGACGTCTTGACGGATAGCCTCGTTCTTTCGCAGATCCGTAGGCGTAACACCCACAAGTAACTGCTCTAACTGACTACGTGCAGTCTCAAGGGCAACGTCATTGGTTACGTTCAATGCCTTGGTGAGATCACACAACTCTAACGCACCATCGACAAGCGTGTCGTGGAAGCGCCTTTGCTTAGCCTCACCGCCTACATAGTCAGTAGTCAATCTGTCCGACATACGTTTGAGGTGGGTGCTAAGTCTCTCACGCACATCTGCCATAGCAGAGTCGATGCGTTCCTGTGTCAGAGATTCAAGGCGAGCCTTGAGTTCTGCCTGTGCTTGGTTGCCCACATCTACGCGGAAGTCACCCGATGATGGGACAGGCATGTAGTTAACGCGGAATGAGAACTTAGTCATCATCTCATTAGCGGATGGGTAGTCATCTCTCTTGAACATATCACCGAGAGCCAATGCCTGCGCAGTGATAAGCGTAGGGTAGATAACAACGAAAGCCTTGACCAGTGCCTCCATCTCTTCCTCGAAGTCATTCATGCGCTCAGTGAACTTCATGAAGTTGATAGTAGGTAAGAGACGCAGACCTGAGTCAGACCAAGGTGCTGTATTGTCGTACACGAATTGACGTGCGCGACCGACCGCTTGTTGGATGATGTCCAACTCGGTGCGACCTGCGAGCAGGTGCTTGTTGACACGGGCGGCATCTTTAGCCCCCGCGTTCTTGCTTGCTACCACTTCGTTGGTGGTAGTCTTGTCTAGCTTACGTGCTGTCCACACAGAAGCGTTGAACTCCACAAGCATTGCGCATGTGTCGATGTTGAGGCGAGGTGTAGTTGTCATGATAAGAACTCCTTGTGATTACTTGGTTGAGAAAAAGATTTTGTGCTCGGCTAACATGCGACCGAACTCATTGATCGTAGCGAACATAGCCACACGCTGACTTGTTGCCACTGTGTTGCAGAAGATCGACTGCATCTCTGCACGCATACGCCACACGTACTTGACGATGGCTTCTGCTTCTGTCCTGTCCGCTACGCGAGTAACGAACTGGAATACCTGAATCAACTGCGCCGTAGGGTTGTCGGACAGCGGTGCTGTATCAGGTGACTTGATGACACGCGAGTACTCGCAGATCTCACGACCGAAGCGAATGAACGATGACAATGCCTGTGCAGTAGTAGCACCGACAGTACCAACGAGAGCCGCCTCAAGTGTGTCGTCATCGAGAACACCAAGACCCGCATCGAGGATGTCACTAGCGGCAACCAACGAGCGAGGTGTAGCGTATGCAAGTTGCATAGACTTGGGGTTGAAGATGAAGCCGTTGTCCTTGGACAAGTCCTTGCCCTCGAACATACCGCCCTTCTCGTAGTCAAGGAACGATTGCATAACGCGTGGCTCGTTGCTGACGAAAGCAATAATCATTGGGTTGACGCCATTGTCAGTAGCCCACTTGACCCACTCGTCAGCGCTAGGCTTACGCATCTTGACGAACACCAGACGATTACGCAAGTGTGCTTGGATGGAATCACCAAGACCCTCGATAGAAAGATTGGTGAAGCACACGACAACGCTACCCTCGGGCATGCTCAAGTTACCGACCCTGCGCTCATAGATGATCGGAGCCAGTACGTTCTTGATGAACTGCGGTGCCTTGGCGATCTCATCAAGACCTACGAGGATAGGCTTGGAGTTGTTGACACCGAGTTGATTGAAAGCACTGACACCGAAGCGCTCGTTGGGTAACTCACGAGACACGCCATTCTCACGATCGAGGTCAGGCATCCACACAGAGCCGTCAGACAACTGAGTGCAGTCAATAGGTTGCACAGCGATGTGGTCAGCAAACTTGGGTAGCTTGCGTAGCGCATGGAACAGGGCGGTCTTGCCGATGCCGTTCTCGCCCTCCACGATTACTGTGCGCTTGTCACCGACAGCGGCGATGAGGGAAACAACTTGTGATGCAGATAAGAATTGATTCATGATAAAGATCTCCAAAGATTAAGTTAAACAGAAATGTGCAAGACTTTGCCATAAGTAGGAACGAATGACTCGTTCTCCACCACACCCCACAGAGATGGCATTGGGGTATTCGGGGTATCGCAACCAAGGTAACCATCTGTTAACCAGACGATTGCCCGAGCGTCGATCTTGTGTTCCTTGATGTAGTCGACAACAACATCAGGAGTAGTACCGCCACCGCCCTTGGGGTTCATGAGCGAGGCGATCTGTTCATAGTCAGCAGGCTTGAATGCTTGGTCACCACATACAGTAGTGTCCCACCACAACACACGCACACCCGCAGGCTTGGTGATGTTGCAGATGCGAGCGATCTCACCGAACAGCAGACGATAGTACGGATACATAGAGCCCGATGTGTCGACCGCAAGTATCAACTCACCGACTGACTCTGTGAAGTGTGATGGCATAACGAAGCCCGAAGCGAGCAAGCGTTTGTTGGGAGGACAGAAGCGTGAGTTGTCATCACCCGCAGAGATAGAACTAATCCATTCCTGCAAGGCTTGCTTCCAGTCAGTCATGCGTTCCTTGGCAGTGCCTAAGATGTCACGACCACCGCCCTCTTTACCCGCAAGCTTACGCGCAAGTATCTCGCCTTGACGATTGGCATCATCGATCTGCTTGCCTAGCTTCTCTTGCTCGACTGGGTTGTCATCGAACTCACCATCCTCATGCGCATCGAGGGGCTCATCGAAGTCACCGCCGTTGCCATCACCCTTGTCACCCTTGTCAGGTTCCTTACGCCCACTCTTGATGAGATCGTTGAGTACCTGAGGGAATGACCAACCGAAGTACTTGCGATCAATACACAACGACTCAGTAGGACGCTCGACAAACTTGAAGTCAGGGTCGAGTTCCTCGATGAGTGCATTGACCACATAGTCGTGTGCTATGTTGGTAAGCTTGGGCATCTTGCGTGTGTACTCTTTGAACAAGATGCAATGCTTGAGTGCAACGTGAAAGTTCTCGTGCAGTACAAGGTAGCGCATCTGCTTGCGGTTGAGTGGTGCAATGAAGTCAGCGCCATACTTCTTGTCACGACCATTGGTAGCGGCAGTAGATACCTTGGTAGACACCTCGCTCTTACCTAGCATGATGACGCCAGACAGCAAGGCGAATTTAGGGTGACGCATACAGTCAATGTTTGCGGCTTGGACTCTCTGATTGAGAGTCATCTTCTCATAGCTCATAGTGCTTCTCCTGTTTTGTTTAAAGAAATTATAGCATAGGTTGTCAAAGACTTGACAACCTAGCGGAAACCCTAAGGTTACTTAGGTGTGAATATTAGAACGTGGGTATTCAGAATTTCTAGGGAATTGTTTCACCTCCTCTGGTTTCTTAAGTGAGTTACTGCCAACGTATTTCTGTATCCTGTCAAGGATGGCACGCCTGAACTCGACCATCTCGATGGGCTTCTTCAAGTCGTCGATTGAACTCGGAACACTGTTGCGGGAATACCAACTGCCAGTCATGGTGAAGTCCTCTTGGTCAGCACCACGCTTGGATGCGATGATGTTGAACGCGCTCTGACACATATCAAAGAATGTATCAATGAACCGCTGTTGTGGCTCGGGGTCATTCCACATCTCTTGTATCGCCATGTAGTACTCGCGGTTGTATCCCTCACCACCGAACGCTTGACCATACTTGTAGTCAAGCTTGCACTCAGCTTTGAACTCTGGCAAACGCATCTGTGCAAGCATGATGTAGGGCTCAAAGTGTGCGGCAACACGTTGCTTGAATGCACGCACATCTTTGTCCGCGACTAGTCGGTAGTGCTTGGTATGCTCAGACTGCGTAGGGTCTAGCAAGCCATCGACAAACACAGCGTCCAAGCTGAACGGCGTATCTCTGTCGCCGTCAACCATAAACGCCTTGGTGTAGATGGGCATGATGATTAGCTCGTCTGCGTGTGTTGTGTGGTCACGCCAGTCGACATTCACACCAAGGTCAACACGTAATGTGTGACGCATGAACTGCTGACTTGTCTGCGAGTTGTGACCCATGTACAGTCTACGCTCAACACGTTTGCCATCGACTACCTTGGGCTCGTAGAACCGCGCCATCACAGTCTGATACAGCTTGACGTCGAAGTACTTGCCGTACTCGTTACTGCCCTCGATGAGTCGGTGTTCTGAGCGTGGCTTGGGGTCAAGCGGTCGCTCGTTGGGTTGCCATGCCTTACTGCGTACTGCACCTCGCATTGCAAATGTGCCTACTGCTTCTTTATAGTTTCTGCAAATGTATGCCATGATAATTACTCCTGATTTAAAGTTGATACTTTGATTAAAGGGAAAGATGTTTGTACTGCATGTACAGTTGTGATGTAGTCATACAAATCACCTTCGTCGTCGTTCTCATCGAACTCTTCTTGTCCGTCCTCGCCTACGGCGATGAACCTATACCTACCTCCTTTCTCTCCTCCATAAATATGTACTGCCTCGTGCATCAATGCGCGATGCGCTATTACCTCATCAAATGTGTCGTACCACTTGATGCTGTTCATCTCGAACGTGATGACGGGGTCATCCTCGTAGCGGTACTCGCACTCATCTAGTGCTTGTGTTATCCACTTGTCGTTCTTCGCAAGCATGAGCGTGACAAAGTTGTCGCGTGTTTCAATGTCGTCGAACTTGATGACGTACGCTACGTCTGATCTATACCCCATGATGATCTCCCTCTATTAAAATGCCACGTTGATCGAAGCGCCATCCGTTGATGTCGCACAGGTCTATGAAGTACTCTTCGCTTGTGTATGCGTCGTACTCTTCTCGTAGTTGTTTGAATATCTCATCGGCATACTTCTGCGCCTTGTGTAGCGACCAGTTGTCTAGCTCGTTGAACAACTCATCGGTGCCGATGGACTTGGCTAGCTCTTTAACATTAGCGCCCTCCAAGATACCTCTGTCCATTACTGAGTCGTCATCTGCGTAACTGATACTGTCGTTGATGCCTTGTGTCCTCATCGTGCCACTGTGGTTGTAGTAGAAACCATTCCTACTGATTTCTACCTTCTCTTCACACCAACCATCTTTGATTAGCTCACGTAGCACAACGTACTGTGCGTAGTCAGCGTCCTCTGGTTTGCTGTGGTACTCGATGAAGTCAGCAAGATCGATGTGACCAGTCCACGATGCGCCATCACCTTGTGAGTGAAAGCCACTGAACTGAATCTCGTCGATGTTGAACCCCCTTGCGGGGGCATCCTCTTTAGCTCGTGCGTAGATCTCTTCATACCAATCATCGGGCGGTTGCCCATACTCAGTGATTGCGTGTTGCTTGGCATAGTTAGAGAGTTGTTGAAACGCAAGGGATTGCGTAGTTGTTTCCATGATTCCTCCATTAGTCTACTGATACAGAGAACGTGATGTTGTCCTTGATCTCAGTACGAATCATCTCAGTCAAGTCAAGCTGATCTATTGCTGATGTAACCGCATCATTGACCTTGTCATCGAAGTCGAAGTCATTGACCTCGGTATTCGCAATGTCGCGGATGTCATCTTCCGATACGTGATACTCGCCATCGGTGTGATCGCTGACCACACTCTCTGCAACATCTTGAGCTATGTCGCGCACCTGCTTCTCGAAGTCGCTGTCAATAACTCGCATGGTCTCGTGACTGACCATGATCTCTGCCACTTGCTTCTGCACAATGTCATTGATGTAGTTCTCAACGAGCGCCATGAGCGTGGTGAACAGCGCAGATGTAGACCGAATGGGTGCGACTGCTTGAGTTGCTGTGTCTGTTTGATTAGTTTGTTCCATGATAAATCTCCAAAAAAATTAAATTGATAAACGAAATGTGGAGAATTCTCCACAAAGCAAGGATGACCGATCTTTTTGTTAGCCCCCTCTCCAATAGAACAGGTCAAGGATTAAGATAATGATGGCTAGTAAGACCACCACACGTTCGAGTTTTTCCCATCTAGTTAGCATTACTTCTCTCCCTGTTTGAGCCATGCCATCCACTCCGATAGCGTTGGCTTTTGTACCTTGGTCAGCGAGATCGGCGGTACGAACTTGCCTTCTGTGTTCACCTCTGTGAAAGCTTTCTGCGCCATCTCGTTGGCTACCTTGTTGTCCGTCACTAGGTTGTCGTATTCGCGCCATGCGTCACACACTACGCACCCCTCTTCGTAGTCCTCGCATCGCTCGCCCCAGTACTCAAGCATTGCTCGTTCAATTAAGTTCATTTTGTTTCTCCCTGTTGAACTTCCTCTGTGATCTGCACAGCCACGAATGGTCGCCATGCAGGGCTTACTGTGTCTCTGTAATGCAGAGCTTCTTGTAGGTTATCGAACACCTTGCTCGATAGTGATAGCGCCTTCTCGGTGCTAGGTTGCACACCCAGTACATAGAATTTCATTTAGTTACCTCCATTTCTTCTACATCGTATGCCTGACATTCAGCGGTGTTGTAGCAACGCGTCGGGTCAAAGGCGTCCCTCATCAAGTCTTCTGCCTCAGCTTTCGTATCGGCGTTGACCTCGATCTCTTGTGTGTATGACACAACTAGTGTTCCTCTCCATCGTTTCATTTGACCTCCGTTGGTGTGTAGCCCATGCCATCAAAGCCAGATGCGTACTCGCTTTCCTCTAACCCATACCTGAACCCGACGTGTGTGTATGTCCCATCTTCTTTCTTGATACACGCATAGAAGAACCCATCGGGTGTCTGCCACTTGTATAGCAAGGCATTGCGAGCCCATCGTGCGCGTGCTTTCTCTACCTCTAATTCCACAGACTGCTCAAAGAAACGAGGGGCTAACTCCCCTATCTCTTCGCGGTCGTCGTAGTAGCGCCAGTCCCTAAACTCATACGCCTTTGTCCAACGGGGTATCTCAGAGCGCAGGGCGTCATACATCTGATGGTCAGTCAGCACGATGCTGTCGGGGTATGCCTCTAGTTGGGCTTCCATTAGTGTTCGAGGCTTGTAGTCCTCGATGTAGTTACTGAGGTCGACATAGGTGGTGGCAATCACATCCTCGACCTCGTCGAGGGTATCCCACAGGTTGTCCCCATGTCGGTCGCACAGGTGCTCGCCATCGGGTAGCTCTACCATGTATCCATCATTTGTCTTAATGATTTTGACTTTACTCTGCATTTTTACTTCTCCCTAAGTTGTTTGCCAGTGAATGACTGGCGGCATTGTGGAGAATTCTCCACATTCATTTGTCCCCATCGGGGCGGTATCTGATGAGCAGGGGTGTCCTGCTTTGCTTGTGTATCGGGGGCAGTGCCGCCCACATCTCGCGTACTCTGGTGAATACAAACGGGCTTATGTAGTACGCCCACCTTGAGGATAGGGGTCGGCTTGGCTTGAGCATGTGGCTCATCTCAGCGTGGGTTTTCTCATGCTTGAGCATTGCGTGGTACTCGAAGTAGAACTCTGCCTTGTCGACATAGCCCTTGTCTCTGGCGTATAGCCATGCGCTACGTGCGCTGATGATTTCCTTGGCGATGGGCTCGAGTATCTCTTTGAGTTCAGCTTTCCATGCCTTGAGCCACCGCTTGCGGGATGCGATAGCTTGCTTGTTGTGCTCTGCCTGTTTCTGTTTGGAACGAAGAATCTTGGCGGTGAATATGCTCATCTCGCCCGATCGCACCTTGTTGAGTATCTCTTTCTTGGTCAGTTGACTGACTGATTTGCGCTTGGGACGACAAGCTTTGCAGTTCTTGGACTCGAGCGTCATGCGTACATTGCCTGCTCGACCCCACGCTTTTGACTGTGCATACGTGGCGAGGTACGAGAACTCTTTGAGGGGGCGCGACTCCCCACATTTAGCGCAAGTTTTGATTTGCATACTAATGCCTTACAGTTTGGGGCTAACTGGCCCACTTGGTTTTGTAACTGGCCCACCATTCCGCGAGCTTACCCACTATATGTGGGTCAGCGGAGAGCCGCATAAACACTGGTGTTATACCATGTCTGACCAAAATACCTACCATTTTTCAAGAACACTTAAACAAACTTGAAAAGATGAACAACAAGACACACCCAGCAATACACAAATATATATATCTAAATGAAAATTGTATTTATATATATAGGTATTGTGGACGTGGTCATCGCAATCGCTAGCATCCATGCGGGTTGCGCGATACCCTCGTGTGTGTCCAGTTGTGCAAAGTGGTGGGTATGTGCGAAAATACAACACTTTTACCCTACTTCTCCACAATACGTTGTGGAGAGATGAATGTGGAGAATTCTCCACACTTAGAACAGTCTTGATTGCTTGCCTGCTTGTCGTGCGCTACGCAGTTGTTTGGACTCACGCTTGATGGTGTCCCACTCTTGTCGTGCTTCGTAGTTGTACTGCTCTCGAAGCTTGGCTTTGTGTGCGATGACTGCTCGTGGGTCTTTCTCCCACTGGTCACGCATGGCTACGAACTCTGCTCGTAGTTCGCGCATTTGTGAGAGGGCGTAGTGTTTGTTTTTACTGTTCTTGCTCATGATGATTTCCTTAGTTGGTGTGGTGGATACGGATGTAACGACTCATGGCTTTGAGCATTACTTTTTGGGGGATGAAGTTCAGCTTACCCCACGCTTTGGCTACGAGGTGTAGTTCGTTTGCGGGTACATGGCACAGGATGTTGTGCCGTTCGTGGATGAGACGCTTGGCATCTCGTGAGGGTGTGTTGTTCATGATGATTCCTTAGTTGGACATTAAATGAAACAGCGGGCAGACCTCGCCCGCTGTGCTCTCCGAAAAAACTGTGGAGAATTCTCCACACTTAGATTGCTTTGAGGAATCTACGCTTCTCGCTTGCGCTGAGTGCGTTGAACTTCTTGAGCAAGTCGGCTACTGGGTCTGTCTTGTCGTCAGTAGCTTTGCGTGGCTTGAGTGGGAAGTAATACTTCATTGCCGCCCTTGCCAACTCTTTGTTGTCGCCATCCCATGCGACAGTCTTTTCATTACGATAGACAGACTCACGAGTCTTGCACTCGTAGTGCTTACCAATGAGTTTGCCAACAGCCAAGCGATACTCGAACTGTTTCTCTGGCGTAGCTTTATCGTAGATAGGCTTGAAGGCTTTGAGTGCTGTGCCTACCTTGGCGTTTGCTTCCAATGCCTTACCGACGGCGACGATGTAACGATCGAACTGAATGTTCATGATTGAATCTCCAAAAGAAAAAACCTCGCAGACGGGCGAGGCAAACCGAACCGACTGAGTTCCCCCAATCGATACATCTAGTATACCACAAGTCGTTGCCGTATCCCCTTGACAGAGTGGAGAGTTCTCCACTCTTGACCCCCACCATACCCCCACCAAGCCATATTGGGGTGTGCCGTGGCGTCATGGTGTGAACACTGTTTCGTAACCGCAAATCAAATTTTAAAAAAATCCAAAGTACCCCCCACTGTACAAAAACACAGCACTCCCAAAAATTTTATAAAAATTTGGAAAAACCTCGAGGCAAAAAAAAGCCCCGGATGTTTAGTCCGGGGCAAAGATGGCAACTGGAAACCATCAAGGAGAAGCAATGACTTGCGTCATCACCGAAAAGGAGTGTACACTCTCGCCAACGAGGAAGCAACTGAAAAGGATTCCTACGCATGTTAGATCACTTGGTGCATTTTGAACCTGAGGTCACCTCTCGGGATGGTTTGGAAAAACTGGACGACGCGACGCCCAGTGATATTCTGTCGGCGCAAGTTGCTACAGAGCAGTGGTTAGCAGAGTTGGGTGTGGATGACGACGAAGTAGTTGCTAACCAACAACAGACACAGGCGGCGCGAAAAGCGTTCAACGCCGTGACCACCAACACGGACACTGCCGATCAAAAGGCAAGTCTCGCAGAATTAAAAACCCCAGCGGCAGTAAGACATCTAACAGGTATGTTGGCTGCGTATGACTGGCAGTTCATCGACATGGCGCAGGAAATCAGGGGCTACACGGTAGCCAAACTGGTTGAAGAGACGAAGTCCCCCAACGCCAACATCCGTCTAAAAGCTTTGATCGCGCTAGGCAAGGTTACAGAGGTGGGGCTGTTTACTGAGCAGATTGAGGTCAAGAAGATTGAGATGTCGGATGCTGAAGTTGAGCAACGCATCAAAGATAAGTTGGCCAAGTTCATGGGAGTGATAGACGTGGTGGACGTTTCCGAGCGCCCAGATGATAGTCCAGAAGAGAAGAATGATGGGCCAGATGGACTTTGAGCAGTTCACATCTATTAGCAAGGTGGAGCTTGAGGCCATCCAGAAGGCGCTGCCGTTCATGAGTTTGAAAGATAAGATTGAGTTGCTGGACGATATAGAGGTGCGCGAACGTCGCGCTAGCCTTACGGCAGCTAAGACGAACATGTTGGGCTTTGCTACATCTGTGTATCCCGGTTTTAAGATTGGCCCACACCACAGGAAGCTGGCTAAGATCTTTACAGATGTGGTTGAGGGCAAGAAAAAGCGCGTGATTATCAACATCGCGCCACGTATGGGTAAGTCTGAGTTCTCCTCTTACTTGTTCCCCGCGTACTTTCTTGGCAAGTATCCCAACAAGAAGATCATCATGGGCACGCACACTGCGGGTCTATCTGAAGACTTTGGTCGGCGCGTACGAAACTTGATTGATTCTGAGGAGTACCGTGATGTTTTTCCGCAAACCTTGGTGGCAGACGATCAGAAAGCTGCCGGTAAGTGGTCTACAAGCGCTGGCGGTCAGTATTATGCTGCTGGTGTCGGGGGCGCTCTTGCTGGTCGTGGTGCTGATTTGTTCGTTATTGATGATCCTCACTCGGAACAAGACGTTAAAATCAATAGTCGACTGGCTTTTGATACCGCATGGTCGTGGTTCCAGACCGGGCCGCTCCAACGTCTGATGCCGGGCGGTGCGATCATCATTGTGATGACACGTTGGTCGCTGTTAGACCTGACTGGGCGCTTAATTGACTACCAGTCGAAGAATCCTGACTCGATTCCGTGGGAGATTGTGGAGCTTCCGGCCATTTTGAACGAGGACGAGGACAATGAGAAGTCGCTTTGGCCCGAGCAGTGGCCTCTTGAGAGCTTAAAAGCTACAAAAGCGTCGATTGATCCACGATATTGGAACGCGCAGTACATGCAGCAGCCAACATCGGAGAACTCTGCCATCGTCAGCCGTAAGATGTGGCGTATTTGGGAGCCCGATGACCCACCAAAGTGCGAGTACATCATCCAGTCTTGGGATACGGCGTTTGAAACCAAGAATACATCCGACTATTCCGCCTGCACAACGTGGGGCATCTTCTACAACGAGGAAGAAAATGACACGCCGCAAGTTATCTTACTGGATGCGTTTAAAGATCGTATGGCTTTCCCTGAACTTAAGGTAGTAGCGCTTAAGCAATACAAAGAGTGGGAACCTGATGCGTTCATTGTGGAAAAAAAGGCATCTGGGGGGCCGTTGATTCAAGAACTTAGGGCATTGGGAATCCCAGTGCAAGAGTTCTCCCCCAGTCGTGGTAACGACAAGATGGTGCGAGTGAACGCTGTTGCGGATTTATTCAGCAGTGGTAAAGTCTGGGCACCTGACACACGCTGGGCACGGGAAGTGATTGAAGAGGTGGCCGCGTTCCCGGTTGGGGAGCACGACGACTACGTGGATACGACAACACAGGCGCTGCTACGCTTCAGGCAAGGTGGCTTTATTGCTTTAGACACGGACGAGAAAGATGACCTTGAGATCTTTCGCCGCCGGAAACACGAATACTACTAGGAACACACATGGCAACGAACATCGACAAAGCGCTGTACCAACAACCAATGGGCATTGACGCGCTGGGCGAACAAGAGTCACCACTGGAGATTGAGATTGTTGATCCCGAAGAAGTCACCATTGGCATGGACGGGGTAGAGATCACCATTACGCCCGGAGAAGATGACGGCGAAGAAGGTTTCAGTGATAACTTGGCCGAGTACATAAAAGACGGCACCTTGCAATCCTTGGCTGGTGACTTGGTGTCTGACATTGACAACGACAAGAATGGTCGCAAGGATTGGGAGAAGACATACGTTGACGGTCTGAAGCTGTTGGGCTTACAGATTGAAGAACGCACGGAACCGTGGAACGGCGCGTGTGGTGTGTTCCACCCCATGATTACAGAAGCGGTTGTGCGCTTCCAAGCTGAGACAATCACTGAGACGTTCCCAGCCCAAGGGCCTGTGCGCAGCAAACTCATTGGCAAAGAAACGCCAGAGATGAAAGAAGTGGCGTCTAACGTTGAAGACGACATGAACTACGAGTTGACGGAAGTCATGACGGAGTACCGCGCTGAACACGAGCGTATGCTCTGGTCACTGCCAGCCACAGGCTCAGCGTTTAAGAAGGTCTACTATGATCCCAATTTGGGACGTCAAGTGTCTATGTTTATTCCTGCGGAAGATATGTATCTGCCGTACGGCACAACGGATTTGGATACTTGCTATCGCATCACGCACGTCATGCGCAAGACCAAGAACGAGATCATCAAGCTACAGCAAGCAGGCTTCTACATTGACGTTGATCTGCCTGACGCGCCTAGAGACTTGACAGACATTCAGAAAGCCAAGGACAAAGAGACTGGCTTTAGTGATTTAAACGACGACCGCTACACCTTGTATGAGTGCCACGTAGATTTGAACCTTGAAGGTTACGAAGACAAAGACGACTCTGGTGAAGAGACTGGCATCATGTTGCCATACGTTGTCACGTTGATTAAAGGCTCTAACGACATCTTGTCGATTCGCCGCAACTGGAAAGAAGATGATGACCTCAGACTCAAGCGCCAACACTTTGTGCACTACCAATATATCCCGGGTTTTGGAGCTTACGGCTTCGGGCTTTTCCATCTTATCGGAGGCTTTGCTAAATCCGCTACCTCCCTCATGCGACAACTCGTCGATGCAGGAACACTCAGCAATCTCCCCGGTGGACTTAAGACACGCGGACTGCGAATCAAAGGTGACGACACACCAATAGCACCCGGAGAGTTCCGTGACGTAGACGTTGGTTCGGGCACGATCCGCGACAACATCTTGCCGCTCCCATACAAAGAGCCAAGCCAGACGTTGTTCAACTTGATGCAGACCATCGTTGATGAAGGTCGCCGGTTTGCCGCTACTGCTGACATGAAGGTGTCTGACATGAGCGCTAACGCGCCCGTGGGAACCACGCTTGCGTTGTTAGAAAGACAACTGAAAGTGATGACTGCGGTGCAGGCTCGTGTGCACTTCGCATTGAAGCAAGAGTTCAAGCTTCTCAAGAACATCATCCGCGACTACACAGACGAGGACTACACATATACACCCGAGTACGGCACTCGCAAAGCTAAGAAAGCCGACTACGACTTGGTGGACGTAATCCCCGTGTCAGACCCCAACGCTGCGACCATGTCTCAGCGCGTTATCCAGTACCAAGCTGTCATTCAAATGGCGCAGATGGCTCCGGACATCTACAACTTGCCAGAACTTCATCGCGGTATGTTGGGCGTCTTGGGTATCAAGAACGCTGAGAAGCTTGTGCCAATTGAGGACGATCAGAAGCCAACCGATCCAGTGCAAGAGAACCAGAATGCACTCAAAGGCAAACCGCTCAAGGCGTTTTTACATCAAGATCACGCTTCGCATATCCAAGTGCACATGATGCTGATGCAAGACCCAATGATTCAGCAGTTTATTGGCCAGAACCCACAGGCTCCCAAGATCATGGGCGCAATCACGGCCCACATTGCAGAGCACGTTGGTTATCAGATGCGCCAGCAGATTGAGCAACAGTTGGGCATGCCTCTGCCTCCCGAAGACGAGAAGTTGCCACCACAAGTGGAGATTGCGTTGTCCGGCATGATGGCTCAAGCGGCCAACCAAGTACTGATGCAGAACCAAGCCAAGGCTGCGCAGATGCAGGCACAACAACAAGCGCAAGACCCTGTGTTGCAGATTCAGATGCAAGAGCTTCAAATCAAACAGGGCGAGTTAGAGTTGAAGAAACAGAAAATGATGATGGACGCTGCTGCCAAGGCCGATGCGCAAGAGTTGAAAGAGCAAGAAGTCATGGGGCGTTTAGAACTGGATTCGCTCAAAGTAGGCGCACAAATCAACGAGAGTAAGAGCAAAGCTCAGTTTGAACAAGAACGTGACGGTATTCGAATGGGTGCCGACATCGCAAAGAGTAAAGCCGAGATGGATTTACAAGCGCGTACTGCTGCGCTTCAAAACAGCAGGAACCAAGGTTCTAGAAAATGATCCAAGACTTCGTACGCGTATTACGTGAAAAAATACGCACTGACATGAACAACTATGCCGATGACTTGGCTGGCGGTTCGTGCCGTACTTTTGAAGAGTACCAAAAACTCTGCGGGATTATTCAGGGTCTAGCCCTCGCAGAGCGTTATCTACTTGACCTTGCGCAGAAAGTTGAAGAATCAGATGAGTGATATTGATTTAACCCCCGGTGCTTTTGCACTGCCTAAACCCATCCAGCCTCTGGATGCTCCTGAAGATACTGATGAGCAGAAGGCCACGCAACTTCCCATCCCCACAGGTTGGAAGATTCTTTGCGCGGTACCCGACATCTCTGGACGTATCGACGGTACAAGTCTGGACTTAGTCCGACCTATTGAAAGCATGCGCCAAGAAGAAACAGCAACCACTGTGTTGTTTGTTTTGAAAGTTGGCCCCGACGCGTACAACGACACCGCCAAGTTTCCCAACGGAGCATGGTGTAAAGAGGGAGACTTCGTGTTAGTACGTACTTACTCCGGCACAAGATTCAAGATCTTTGGCAAGGAGTTCCGTCTCATCAACGACGACCAAGTTGATGCTGTTGTGCAAGACCCCCGCGGCTTAACCCGCGCTTGAAAGGAAGAATATGGCTGAACCGTACAAGTTCCCCGACGAAGTCGAAGACAAGAAGACCAATGAGGTTGAGTTTGAGATTGAAGGGGTAGATGAAGTAGAGATTGAAATTGAAGACGATACCCCTGAACGTGACAGAGGCCGCAAGCCCCTAGACCGTGAAGTGCTGGATCCGACCGATGAAGAAATCGAGTCCTATTCTGACAAAGTCAAGGGACGCATTAAAGAGTTGACCCATGCTCGTCACGACGAGCGCCGTGTCAAAGAAGCAACAATGCGTGAGAAGCAAGAACTTGAGCGTCTTGCACAGCAGTTGATTGAGGAGAACAAACGCCTCAAGCAAAACGTCTACACAGGACAAGAAGCCATCATTGAAGGCGCTAAGTCAAAAGCCGATTCTGAGTTGGCTATGGCAAGGCGTAAACTCAAGGAAGCCCAAGAGTCCTATGACACGGATGCCATCATTGAAGCCCAAGAAGCTGTGATGGACGCAAAGATTCGTGCAGAACAAGTAAAAAATTATCGCCCAACCCCTTTACAGGAAGATAATTTTGAGGTACAAACGCAACAAGCCCAACCCGCAAGGGCTGAACCGGACGAAAAAACTCTGCGCTGGCAGGCAAAAAACCAGTGGTTCGGACAGCAAGGGTTTGAAGAATACACCAGCTACGCACTAGGGCTGCATCAGAAACTAGTCACAAACGGAGT